CGGGTGCCGACCTGAACGTGAAGAGCGTGCGTATCTATAACAAGGCGCTGACCTCGGACGAGGTGCTGAACAACTACATCGTGGACCGCAACCACCTGGAGGATGCCGACGGGGAACCGGGCGTGCGCTCACTGGATGAGGACAACCGCGTGCTGAATGAAGGAGATACGGTGAGCATGGAGAAGCTGATGGGGCTGATGAAGAAGCGCCGGAACTCGATCCTGGTACTGATAGGCACGGGCAGCGTGGGCAGTGAGGTTCCGAGCGACAGCGACACGCTGAACGTGGTGGATGCACTGGCCCAGCTGAACGACAAGAAGGCCAACAAACTGGTAAGGGAGGTCCGTTTCTATAACGGAGAGGACAGGACGCTTGACTTTATCCTTACCAACGTATATGTCCGTATTCAGGGTACTTCTTCCGTGAACTATGCCAGAAAGAACTTCCGTTTCTACTTCCAGAAGACGGCAAGCGGCTGGACGGTTACATTGAGCTACGGGGAGATTGACGGAAACGGCAGGCAGAAGAATCCGGTGGTAACTACCGGCAAAAAAAATCTCTTCAAGTTACGCAGGAACTCGGTAGGCGCGAAGCTGGCATGTTCCAAATGCGACTTCTCGGACTCGTCCATGACCACCAATACCGGAGGTGCGAAGCTTATCAATGACGGACTGAAAGAGATGGGGCTGCTTACGCCTGCCCAGCGTTACGCCAAAGACCATGGGCTGAAGGACGATTACCGTTCGGCCATCGACGGCCTGCCGTGCGACCTGTTCGTAGCGAAGAGTGCCGACGAAGACCTGACCTATTACGGCCAGTACAACATGAACAACGAGAAGAGCGACAGCTACCCCATCTTCGGGCAGGATGAGACCATCGGCGGCGAGAAATGGGGCGAGGGCGACACGCTGAACTACCTGGAAGCCGACGAGGAAGGACACAAGCAGTACCTGCCCGTCTGCTTCGAGACGCTGAACAACTCCAATCCGCTGTGCCTGTTCCACTGGTTGCCGAGTACCGAACCGGAGCATAAGGATTTCATGGACTACAACTTTGACGGAGGACTGGAATTTAATCATCCGAAAGATACCTTCTGGTCGGACGGAGGCGGTGACGCGGAGGAAGAACCGAACCTGAAAGACCACCTCGGTACCGGTGACAAGTACGACAAGATGTACAAGGCCACCGACCGCATGATGAGTTTCGTCTACCGGTGCGTAAAGGAAACGCCTGCGGGCAGGAACATGGTTTACAGCACGGAATCCCATTCGTTCGAGGGGGTGGACTATGAGGACGACGGCGACAAGTTCCCTACCGCCAAGTGGCAGAGCGATACGTTCAGGAAAGAGGCCGGGAAGTATTTCGACCTTCCCCACCTGATTGCCTACTATCTGTACGTGCAGTTCAACCTCGGCGTGGACCAGCTTGCGAAGAACATGCTTATCCGCACATGGGACGGTGTGAAATGGTCGATTGACTATTATGACGGCGACTGCCAGCTCGGTTCTGACAACAAGTCGTTCCTGACCGGGAAGTATGACGACAACCGCCAGACGAAGCGCGACGGGGCTTATGTGATGCAGGGTCATAACTCGTGGCTGTGGAACCTCATCGTGGCCAATTGCTGGGACATGATTGTGGAGATTATGGTGAGCGGATGGAACGGGGGCGCAAGCTTCATGAGTGCCTTCAGTATCCAGAAAGCCATTGACCATTTCGATACCGAACAGATGAAGAAGTGGTGCTCACGCCTCTATAACAAGTCCGGCATCTTCAAATACATCTACCCGTTCCTGAACGAAATGCCGGTGGGTGCTGACGGTGCCAAACAGACCTATCCGCAAATCTACGGTCTGAAGGGTTCGTTGAAAGCACACCGGAACTACTTCATCCAACGCCGGTATGACCTGAAGCAGGTGGAGTACGGCTATGTATCCACGCTGGGTGCCCAGTTCTACCAGAGTACGGCATCGCTGGACAAGGCTTATAAACTGAAACCGATGCAGTACCGGCTGACCATCCCGTACCGTGTGCAGCTCTCCACCAGCAACGGCGTGCAGGCCGACAGCGGCGTGGTGGATGCGGACGTGCTCCATTCCCTGCAGCTGACCCGTGCCTTCGGTGAGAACGACCCGCTGAAGATTATCGGTGCAGCCAAAATCAAGGAGCTGGTATGGCACGAGGATGCGTTCGCAATCGGCTTCAACTTCGGTCTGCTGACCTCACTGGTAAAACTCGACATGAGCGTGGAGAAAGCCAGCGGTTACCGGAACGGCTCGTTCATGGCTTCGACCAATGGTATGCTGCTTCTGGAAGAAGTGAACATGCGGAACAACCGGCTGGCCCGGAACGGGGACAACGGGAATGTGGCCACTTTGGACTTGAGCTGGCAGGGCCGCCTGAAGAAACTGGACGTGAGGGGTACGGGGCTGACCCGTGTGAAACTGGCCACCGGTGCGCCCGTTGTGCAGTTATGCCTGCCGGACACGATTGAGGAACTGTTCCTGGAATATCTGACCAAGCTGTCCGATAGTGGCCTGATACTGGAAGGGATCAATAATGTGCGGGGCTACCGCTACACCAACTGCCCCGGCATCGACGGGTTCGCTATGCTGGAACGCCTGCACCAGGCCAGACTGAACGGCAGCGGCAAGCTGGAGCGCTTCGTGCTGGAGATAGACCGGGAAGACGACGGAACCCTGCTGAAGAAGTATTACGACTACGGAACGTATACACAGACGGGTGCCGTGGATGACCGGCATTCGGGACTGAGGGGCAAGCTGACCCTGACGAAGTATCTGGCCGATGAGGAACTGGAGAAGTATGCCGCCCGTTATCCGGAACTGACCATCAAGCAGCCGCCCTATACGATGATCGAGTTTGACGACAGCGTGGCCGACGATGCCAATGTTTCGAACCTGGACAACAAGACGGGGTACAAATTCGGCAATACGTACAAAATGAGCGGGCATGTGAATGCCATCCTGTCCAAGCGCCACCGCGTATTGGCCAAGGTGACGAAGATGCCCACGAGCCGGAAGGTGGAGATAGCCGGGCAGCAGGTGGAAGTGAACAACCCGGACGGGGAGATGACCTATTTCCCCCTGCATGACGAAAGCTCGAACTTCTATGCCGATGCGGAGGATATGAACGACTGTACGGTGGCGAAGCTGGACGGCAGCGAGGGAGACTGGATGATGTATGAGCCGTTTTACTGGAGCAAAGGCATCAACGATTATTTGAACAACAAGAAGTACGCCTGCTACAGCAGTTATCCGGAGGACGAAATGCCCCCGGTGCCTGAGGCGACGGTACTGACACTGGATGCCATCAAGGAGACACAGGGCGGCTGGCTGGGTGAACGCAAGATCATGAGCGGCAAGCCCACGCTGATGGAATCCTATACGACGGACAAGGCTTATTCCGTGTGCAAAGTGGACGTGTCGGGTTACAGACGTGTCCGCTTCCCGAGCGTTCCAGGAACAGGGCTTATCGGCAGTGTGTTTGCTGATGCGGAGGGAAACATCCTGAAGAGTATTGTGGTGCCGACCATCGGCTTGAAATTTGAAGCCGGCATGTATCTGATAGCAGACGTTCCGGAACGTGCTACAGCCCTGCATTTCTCCATTCTGAACACGGCAGAGTTTGACTGCGTGGTGCTGAGCAACAGCGACAAGATAGAGGACATGGAACCGGATTGGGTGGCCAATGAGGAACATCTGTGTGCCGTTGTGGGCAGTTCTGTAGTGGGCAGCAAGTTGCGTGCCTGCATAACCGGAGCTTCGACCACGGCAAGCATGACATGGACGGACTTCCACTATTACAGCCAGCAGCGTGGCATGCAGCAGATAGATGCCCTGATGCACAGCCGCATCGCGAACCTGAGCTATGCAAAGTACGGGCGTAGGGACATGCAGGAACAATGCGGTGCCGGTCAGCATAACAATAACCGGACAACGGGTGGAACGGCCGACCATGGAATGACAGACACCATCGGCTATGACGAAGCGTATGTCATCAACAACAAAATCACGAATTCGCTGATTGACGGCTTGGTGCATCAGTATGCCTGGTATAAGAGCCGGGACGAATACGGACAGGCGACCGTGGTGCAGGTGAACAATATCTGCTGCCTGGGCTACGAGGACATCTACGGCAACAAGTATGACATGATGGACGGCGTGGATCTGCCGAATGACAGCGGCAACCAGGGCAAATGGCGCATCTGGATGCCTGACGGCAGTATCCGTATGGTACAGGGCAAGAAGGACAGCGGTCAGTGGATTACAGGCGTGGCGCACGGCAAGTATATGGACATGATTCCGGTAGGTAATCTGAACGGATCATCTTCTACTTACTATACCGACATGTACTGGATAAGCACCGCTACGGTCCGTGTGGTCTATCGCGGGTACTACTATGCGAGTGCGCA